TCCGCCGCCAGCAGCGACGGCGTGTATGGCGACAGACGACGGCGGGTGAAGCCCAAAACAGTACTGCATCTGCAGTGTACATGGACCGCCGGATGCATCACCGGGCCAATCGGCGTCTGAAACGGTTCTCGCAACCCCACGCCGTCCGGGTTCATCCCCGGAATGGCGCGACAGATAGAACACAATTTTTCATCTGGCGTGAGCACCCAGTGTCTTCGTGCCCGCCCACTGTCCAACAACCCTTCCCGCTCGGCAGCTTCCCACAGCGCCTGCTGGCCGGCGGCCGCCGCAGTGATCGACTCCGTGCGCGCGATCATCTCTGCACGCTGGCGCAGGAGTTGTCCGGCCTTGCGCTCGACCCGTGCCACAAGCCTGTCGCCGGTCGCCCCACGGCTGAGGAGGCCATTGCGGAAGCGCTCGACCTGCCCGACCTGGCGCGGCGTCAGCCCGGTGAGCGCCCGCACGTGCTGCGCCTGCTGGGCGGGCGTCTGGAGCGGCGTGGTGATCGGCACCTGCGTGAGAATCCCCCGGACCTCCTGTTGGAGCTGCCCGATGGTGCGCCCGTGCGCCATGGCATCGCGTACCGCCGTCCCGAGCGCCTCACGGGTGGTCTGCGTGATCTGGGTCACGAGCTGCCCGGCGTGTTGTTCCGCCCACAAGGCTGACCGTGGACCCATCAGATCCCCCGTGAGGCGCGTCGTCACCTGCTCGGTGGGAATCCGTAACCGTTCCAGACTGGCCGTAAAGCTCGTACGTGCCCGCAACGCCGCCTGCTGAAACACCTCCTGCAACACCGGCTGCACCTCGGCGGCGATCTGCGCCCGCACCACCAGATCCCAGGCATCCGCCAGGGCGGTGGCGATCTCGGGTTGGGAGAGCGAGGGCAGCAGATGTTCCAACGTCTCGCCGGTGAGGCCGTGTTGCGCCTGGGCGAGGATGTCGCGGAGCCGCCGCCCAAGCTCGGGGCGCAAGCGGTCGGCAATGGCATGCAGGGCACGCCAGGCGGCTTCGTCGCCAGCGGGAAGTCGCCGCACGGCAGCGGGGACGGGGGCTTTGCGGACAGCAATCCAGTGCACTAGAGCACCGTCTCCTCTTTCGCCGGCCACCCGGCGCGCCGGCGCACCTCGTTTTCGAGATCGCTGAGATCCAGCCCGGCCTGGCTGTAGCGCACAATGAAGTTGCCGAGTTCGTCCAGGTCCACGGTTTCAACATCGCCTGGCTCCAGATGCGGCAAGGTCTCGACGGGCCAGCCATTGAGCGCCCACAGGGGCGGGAAGACCTGTTCGGTGAACACCTCCGCGATGCTCGAACAGATGGCCCCGACGCCCATCGCCAGCAAGTTCGTCTTGCTCGACGCCAGGGCAAACGAGCCGACGCGCTCATGGCCGAGCAAGAGCACATCGGTGAGCAGCGCAATGGCCTTTTCGCGGTTGTAAAATTCCAGGACCTTCGTGGTGTCGAATTGGCGCGTCCCGCCACTGGAGAGCAGCTCCAGGCGGTAGAGCTCTTTCTGCGTCGTGGGATCGTACTGGAGCGGCAGCACCACGCCTTCCTGCTCGCCCCGGCGGATGTTGGTCACGATCTTTTTATAGGCGGCAAACGCCGCCTGGTCCTCCGCGCTGGCGGTGGGGCTCATTATCTCGCCGGGCACGTACATGACCGGCAGCCCGGCCAGATCGCGCTCGATGCCGATGCCTTGCAACTCCTCGATACGACGCGACATATACCACGGGCGGTAGACGGAACGGAGCAGGCTCCGACCCTCCGGCGAGCCTTTGTGCGCCAGCGGGCGAAACAGCGCGGCTTTGGCCATGGGAATCGTGTACAGCCCGCCGGTCACCGGATCGCGCTGCACCATGCCCCGGAGCTGGTTGGTGTCCTGATCGATGTCCCAGTGGTCGAGGGTTTCCTGGGCACGGATCGGCAGAGAGTGCCAGCCCCACTGGCCATCGGCGTAGCGGCTGCGGGTCCACGGGTCGGCGGTCCAGCCCTGGCGCCGTTTGAACACGACTTCGTGATACGCCCAGCCCGCCCAGTTCATGCTCAAGATTTCTTGCAGTAAGGCATCCCAGCCCCCGGCCAGGTCGGTCAACAGGGCGTCCTTCACCCAGTCGGCGGCCTGCTGGGCTTCTGGCGTGTCCTCGCAGGGCATCACCGTCCAGGTCACCTGACGCACCAGCAGGCCAATGGCGAGGAGCGAGGCGCCAATGATCGGATCATTCTGGCTCATCTCGCGGTACACCTGGAAGCCGCGCCAGCCCTGGAGCGCTGGCAGCCATTCTTCCTGCAGCACACCGCCCCACTGCCTGAGCCCGGTCGTGCCCAGGATCACCGGAGGCCGCGGCCGGCGTGTCGTGGTCGTGCCGTTGGTCGTCAACGTCTCGGCCATGCTATCCCCTCCAATGACTGCGACTGGTCACACTGCCGGGCGCCACCGCCTTGGGCCGCGCCGGCGGGGCGAAGCTCACCCCACAGGCATCGGCGATGTCTGGGCTCTGCACGCCCCGGGCCGCCAGCTCGTCTTTACTCTCGACCACAATGCGCCCTGACGAATCCAGATGACTTTTCGGCGTCGCCAGCTCCCCGGCCAGGTCCTCGGCCAACGCTTTGTCACAGGCGAACACCGGGGCGTCGTCGCGCAACCAGGCGGCCATCTCTAACCACAGGTGATCGCGCAACGTGCGGCCCTGCGGCTCGCCCTTCTTCCGCGGCGGCGCCGGCAACGCGACGTTCACGGCCACGAGCGGCAGCCGGTGCCAGCCGCGCCGGAGCATGAACGTGCGGACGGCCTCGGCCAGGCCCGGCGTATGCGGCGTGATCTCGGCCAATCGGTCGTAGACCCCTGCTCCCATCCCAATGCTATCAATATAGATCTCGTCGGCTTCCCAGTCCACCAGCGCCGTGATCACACAGCCCACGGTGACCATGGTATCCTGCCGGCTGTAGATGCGGGCGTGCTCCACGAGCGGGCCCTGCCGCAACACCAGCGCCGTACGGTTCGTCCCCATCCGCGCCACGTCCACGCCTACCCGCCTGGGACCGGTGACCACCTCGGGGCGCTCACGCGCCAGCGCCGCCTCGCAGTGGGCGAGCGGGATCAGTGCATCGTCGTCGGCCTCGGGAAATTCCCCGTCGGCGCGCACCCGCACGACGTTGGAGCCCTCCCCAAACTTGGCCACGAGGCCTGCACGGTAGTCTGGGGCACACAGCGGCGAGTCCTGCGAGCGGAAGTGCAGCGCCGTGTACTGCGCCCGGCGGCTGCGGTGCGAGGCGGCAAAGTAGCCCGTGTTCCGGGTGGGATTGCCGAGCATGAGGAGCCGGGCGCCCTGGCTGCCTAACGCGCCTTCGGCCACCTCGAAGATGCGGTCATCGATGCCACTGGCCTCATCGACCACGAACAGCAGCGGCGACGGGGCCTGGCTCGCCAGGCTGGTCCCATCCTCCGCCACCGTGATGGCGGTCGCGTGAAAGCCCTGGAGGGCTTCCGGCGCTTCCTTCCGGGCCGTCCGGGCCACGGCGAACCATTCGAGCGGCGCCCCCCGATCGGAGACGCGATCCTGCGTCAGCCGAAACAGCGTCGAGAGCCACAGCCGCCGGGGATCACCGCGCTGCTGGCTCTGCAGATCGGCTTGCCGGAGCCACTTGCCCAGTTCGCCCCAGAGCACCTGGCGGAGTTGCGCGGAGGTGGGCGCGGTACAGGGAATACGGGCCATGTCGTGCGTTTCGAGCTGCCACCAGATGAGCGCGGCCGCGGCCGCCGATTTGCCGATATTGTGGCCGCTGCGCACGCTGACCTTGGCGCCCTCGGGGGCGAGAGCCTCCAGGATACGGCGTTGCTGATGCGTCGGCGTGAGGCCGAGGCGTTGCGTGGCGTAGAGGACCGGGTCGTCACGCCAATAGGTGCGCAGCTCCAGGTAGGCATCAACATAGGCGTTCAGGCGCGTCGGGGACAGGGCGCTGGCCATTGGTGTGGCTCTCCCTGGTGCGATGCACCAGCCCGATAAGGCCCTGTCCGAGCTGCTCCAGGGCGGCTGTCTCGCCGTAGAGGTCGAGATACCTGGCCCGCTGATCCAGGATCTTCAACACGCGATCGATCGCCAACAGATTGCCATCAAGAGCCATGTGCCAGATCCCCAGGAGCAGGGCATCGAGCCGGTCCAGGTCCAGCGCTAGCATCTGCTCTGCGGTCTCTTCTGTCTGCGCTTTGATGCGCGCCAGCGCCGTGGACACCAGGTAGAAGGCATGCTGCCGGGTATACCCTAGCTCCTGGCCAATCTGCGTATACGTGGCGCCGGCCTGGCGCAGCTGGAGGGCCTGGAGCCGCTGCTGTTCAGCCCGCAAGAGGCCCTTGTCCGTCCTGGGCTTTCTCCGGTGCTGGGACTCCTCCATGATACCTCCGCTGTTAAGGCTCAAGTGTCAAAATGCTCTGGCAGCTGCTGAGCTGTCAGCAGCCAAGTAGTAGCACCCGCACCGGCAGGGCGTCAAGCCGTGTCCTCCTCATAGTCTGGGTTATCGCCAATCAAGAGGTACTGCACACTCACACCAAGCGTCCTCGCAAGGTCTGGCACGCTTTCAACATACATGGAGCGGCGTCCACGCTCGATCATCGAGAGGTTGGTGTAGCTCATCCCAGCATGTTCCGCACACTCCTTCAGCGTCAACCCTGTGAGAATACGTGCGGCACGGACACGACGGCCGAAGTGTTGCAGAAACTTTTCTCGTGTCATAGACACCTCCTTCCATATAATATATATCATTCTATAAAAAAATTGGATATTTAATGAAAATATTTCTCTACTAGTGCATTTTACCACTTGACCGTATTTATTCGATAATGTATATTTAAAGCATGAGGCAGCGATGGTCGCTGCCGCCGCAACCGCCAGGCAGGAGATGAGACGATGGCACCAGAGATCAGCACCGTAGAGCAGGCCGTAGCGATGTTTATCGCGCGCCATGACCCGGCCAATCCGATGGGGACCTGGAATCAGATAGACCGGTTGGAGCGCATGGCACGGCAGGGCGAGGACGCTGCCCCGTTTACGGCGGCGCAGTTAGGCGAGATCGCGGCGCTGGTGACCAGGGCGCTAACCGCGGAACCGGAAGCTACCGAGCCGGAAGCCACTGAGCCGAGCGAGCCGAGCGAGCCGACGTATACGGTCGAGGTCGAGGGGCAGGTCGTCGCGGGGAGTGCGGATCGCGACACCGCCGTGAACCTGTACAACGCCACGGTATGGGATCTGATGGTACGGCGCGGTGAGACCACCACGGTCAGGCTCAACGCGGGCGGAGTGAATGTGGCGAGCTATCCGGAGGAGAAGATGAGGCGATGACGCAGGACGAGATGGAGCAACTGCTGCAGGCGCTGGGACAGTTTGCCACCGAACAGCAGGCGATCAACCGCCAGCAGCA